GCTCCGCCTGGATTTTCTACTGCTAAAGATGTAACTGAGTCATTAATACCTGCAGCCAGAGTACTAAAAGCGTTATTTTTAAATTGGACAGTCATATTTTTATCCTCTAACTGATTGTAATAGTCCAGCTAACTGTAAGTGAATCAGCTGCTGCCTTGTTAATTACCGAAAATGTTGTATGCGCTAATAAAGTACCGCCCGAAGAAGCATTAAGAACACCTGCTTCAGTAAGTGCTCCTGTTCCAACACTAGCTCCAAAAGTACAAGCTGCAGTTACAGTATTTGTACTCGCAGTCCATGAAGTTAAAGATGTACGACTACCACTTACTATAGTTTCTAATGTTGTATCGCCAGCAGCTGGGGTAGTTGTACCAGTCCCTAGTTCCATATGAGACATCGCAGTTGCTGATGCATCCTCCATACGTGAAGCTATATGAGTTTTACCAGCTGTAGTTATAATATTAGGGACAGTAATATCTTTTTTTACTTCCCCTTTCTCATTCCTTAAGACGAGTCTAAGTTCGCCTAATGTATTAAGATTATCTTTAATCATTTATATTTCCTCGTTATCGTATAGGGGTTTCATTAAAATAATGCCCATTAATTGTCCTATCAGAAGTATCTGTGTATAAATATGTAACACTAAAAGCTTCACTAGGAGTTGTTGAATCTGTTTCTACTTTAGTAAAAGCATGAACTGCAGCTTCACTAAGAGCTATTGAATCTGTTTCTACTTTAGTAAAAGCATGAACTGCAGCTTCACTAAGAGCTATTGAACCCCCAGGCATACCCTTTGAAAAAGTAAATGCTGGTGTTTCAGACGCAGAAAATCCTTCACTAAAAACAGGTTGTATAGTAAGAACAGAAGATTCTGATATTGTAACCGGGTCTGTATCTACATCTGGGTCACTTAAATCAATATCTACTATAGATGTAGTAGCTATAATTTTAGCTTCTGTAATAGTTACTGAATCTGTAAACGCAGCTCTTGTAAAAGAAAATGCTGGAACTTCACTAAATGTAGCAGTATCTGCTAATGGTTTAGTTACAGTATAAACTACGTCATTATATTTAGTATCTGCAACTTCTACTTCACCACCGAAAAGTTCAGTAGGCACTAATACACTTACACTAGGTACAAAATGTGTAAAACTATTAGTATGTTTTATTATAGGAGTTGATGGTGCACCTATTATACCAGCTGCAACAACTGCAACCGCAATAGATCCTGTAACAGTATGTGATGCTCTAATCATGTGATTTTATCTGCAACTCTAAATTTAAGTAAATCAAAAGCAGTTTGTATATCTGAACCGAAAGCAACTTGTATTTGTCCTTCATACATTCCAGGATCTACATCTAATATCCCGCTACCAAAGTTAAAAGATACTTGGCCTCCTGTCCCACCACCTAGTTTAGTTGTAGATATAGTAGATGCTGTAGCAGTTGATCCAGCTAACCTAAATTTTATAGTAACTACAGTAGAGCCAGCGCTTAAATCTATAACAGCACCAGAAACATCATCTGTTAAACTTAATGTTACATCCGGTTTTTCATCTCCTTTTACTACTTTAATAACGTCTGCCATAATTACCTCACGCTAGTGGCCTCATTTGTATACTCATAGACGCTCTACCTGCTCCTAAGTTAGTTCGTGCTCTACGTTCTGAGAGTTTAAAAAGAAATTGTTTTGCATGATATGCTGCAAGTTCTCTATCACTCCATGATTTTTCTGGTAATACTAGTAGTTGTTGTAATGCTCCATGTACAACTACATCTTCTAATTCGTCCAATACAGTTTTATCCATATCTGTAGCAGTTCTTAAAGGCTTTAAAGCTAATAACATATCAACATTATATGTTGCAGTACTATCAGGTATAGGAGCTAAAGCAAAATTATCTGGATCAAGTTGTGTTACAAATCTAGGATCAGCTAATTCATCAGCACCATTATCTGGCCACTTAGGATATAAGTCATGTAATTGTTCTAGAGTTACTGGTTTTATCTGGTTATCATTTACACGTGCGGTTAAAATAGCATGAACTTCTGTTTGTGAAGGAGTCTCATAGTTATATTCTGCAACACCTGATGTTAATCTAATAGTAGGTTGCTCAAATCTAAAAGCTAATGTACGTTCACATGCCTCTATAGCTGAATTACGTAAATGTTCTTCAACTACAACTTGAGGACATCCGGGTACGCTAGGAGTTACTCTTGTTACTAAATCTGTAAATGTTCTATCAGCCATATCGTTTTACCTTTCCATACGGTCCACTAATAACATCTTTCATATTTTCACCAGCTGATTCGCTATCAGCTATTAATCTATTAGATGTATTAGCTGTTAATCCTTGTATAAATGCTTCATAAAATAATTTAGCTCTATTTGAATTAACATGCTCATTATCTATAGATTCAGCTAAAAATATAGTTCCATCTACAATTGACGGGAAATAAGTTTCTGGAATAAAAAGTATTGTATCCCCAGATGCATAATCTATTGGTGTTTGCGCATATTCAATATTTAATTGTTGCCCAGCTGGGGATTTAGGATATATAAAAAATTTATTTGGGTTCCGTAAATGTCTCATCCAGTTTTCAGTAGCAGCTGCAGTATCACTTACCCAAGTTGGTCGGGCATGATCTAATTGTTCTCTTGTTGTTTCTGTTACGCCAGCACCACTAACAACTGAAAATACATCCATCATACGATAAGAATCATTTGGAGCAGACTGTACTACAGCATTAGTTTCACAAGTCATTGTAGTTTGCCTAGCAAATAAATCTGGTCTTAATAAAGCTATACGCTTTAAAGTTTGGTTCACAAATCCTATAAGAACAGTATCAGAATATCTTTGTGTAGTAGCTGAATCTTGTAGTAATCGTCTTACCTCTGTAACTATAGTAGCTGGGGTCACTTAGGTAATCCCTTAGATGCTTCCTCACTTAACTCAGGTATAGTACGAGGTGGTGCTTTAGGCACATCTTTAGTTTTAAGACTTAATATTGGTTTTCTTTTTTTCTGTGCTTTGGGCACAAACTTTTCTGGGAATGCTTCTTCCTTAGTTACTTCTTCAACATTAGGATTTTCTGCAATAATTTCATTCCAGCCATATATTTCACCATCCTTTTTATTACGCAGCCATCTTTCATCATCAACTGCTATACCCCTATGATCTATTCGTTGTGACATAATATTTCCTTTTAAAAGTGTAGGGGGTTTTAACGCCCCCTACGGGTTACTAATCAATGATTACTAAGCATCACCGCCTGAAACATCTACACATAATGCTGAAAAAAGAATTTTTCCAGTAACACATGTACCTGATCCAGAAGCACCTATAGTTAAATCTATAGTATCTGCTGCTGTGAAAAGATGATGATTTTCTGCATCAAGTAGTGCACCTATTAAACTAGCTGCACCAACTCCTAATGCGTTTGCATTGAGGCTAGCGATAAAGCCATCTGGATCACCGCCTACCGTACCAACGTGATGGGTATAAGTTTTACCTTCAACGGTAAGAACATTACCCCAAACACCTAATACTGCTGTATTAGCTGGGACGTCCATGATCTGGATTGTGTCAGAAGCAGTTAAAGCCGTAAGGCCTGCTGCTGTACGTTTAGTAGCTATGTTTGCGAAATCCATAGTAACTTCTTGTAAATAAACTTTATGAAGCCCCTTATTAGTACGGGCTGCTGAGCCTTTATCAAACCCAACGGTATCTGTATATGCTGCCATATCTTATCCCTCCTGGGTTATAGTGTACAAACTAAGGTTGCAAGGGCTTCAGGTTTTACTACCTTGAAGCCATAAACTTGCAGGCCGCGGATAATATCACCAAAAGTTGTTTCTGATCGAATGGTTTCCATATTCGTCATCTGAGATGCGAATGTGATTCCCATTTTATGTCCAGCCAATACACTAAATTCAGAACTTGATAAAGATATATTGTGGCTAACATAAACCGTAAAACGGTCGATCATGCCGAGACGTCCATTACGTAATGGAGATTGTCCATCACCTGTAATAGATGCGTCTTTTAAATCAGATTGTTTAATTAAACCAGCAAATTTAGCTGGGATAACTAACCAACGATCTGATTCAGGGCAGTTTGCTTCATCTAATACAGTACCTAAGTCAACGATCTTGCCGATAACATTGCTTGTAGTCATAGCTATTGGAGAACTAGTCACACCTAAATTATTATCGGTGATTCGTCCTGCGGTAGCTCCTTTGTTGTCAGATGAAACATCTGCTAAAACATCAGCTAAAATACGAGTATCAATTTTAATCTTCATACGCTCTGAAGCGTCTTTAGACCATTGATCCATCAT